ACTTTCTCTCCGGCGCTAAAAAAACTGATGGATCAGGTGCGCAAAAAGGTGACCATTCGCTGCATCAATCGTCAGCGGTTTGCCGAAGAAATGCAGATCCTGCGTGAGATTTTCAACTCTGGCTGGCAGCACAACTTTTGATCACAAATGTATGTGACGAGCCCATCCTGAATAACAATTGGTGATGAAAGATTTGCAGGAAGAAATGATGAATCGAAGACATATGAACCATCTTCAATCATTTTGCCTGCGGTAAGGCGAAACTTGGCAAGCTCTTCTGTAGCTGCTGTCAGCGAGCTTTGCTTAAGGCCTTGCCCGGTGGTTAACCATTTCAGTGAGGTTCCTGTTTCAAGAGCACATTGGATTATCCAGTCTGCAGGAAACGTATCCCGCAAATACCTGTTCGCCAGAGTGCTTTTTGATACTTCCAAGTGATCAGCTAAAGCCTGTCGTGTCGTAAAGCCATAAGCTTCGACTAATCGCTCAATCGCAGCCTTACCACCTTTATTGGGATTTATTTTGATCTCATTTGGGTACTTTGATGTTGACATATCTCTTTTGCGATCCTAGTATCAATTTTGTCCCCATTTGGGTACTTGTCACGATTACTACAGGCTCACCACAAGCCAATAGGAGATGTTGCATCATGACCCCTAACATTTCAATAACTCTGAATACGCCACATGTCACAATTGAGCGTTATAGCGAACTTACTGGTCTTTCTATCGACACCATCAACGATATGCTGGCTGATGGTCGCATCCCTCGCCATCGCCTTCGGAAAGACAAGAAAAGAGAAAAGGTAATGATCAACCTTGCTGCTCTTACCGTTGATGCACTTACTGATTGCAATGTTGTATTCAACTAGTTCCATTTTGGGATACATCAGGGGTGTCGACTATGTTTGATTACCAAGTTTCCAAACATCCACATTTTGACGAAGCCTGTCGTGCATTCGCACTGCGCCACAACCTGGTGCAACTGGCAGAACGTGCAGGCATGAATGTACAGATTCTGCGGAACAAGCTGAACCCAGCTCAACCTCATTTATTAACCGCACCAGAAATCTGGTTGCTTACCGATCTGACTGAAGATTCAACGCTGGTAGATGGCTTTCTGGCACAGATTCACTGCCTGCCATGTGTACCGATTAATGAGGTGGCAAAAGAGAAACTGCCGCATTATGTCATGAGTGCAACCGCAGAGATCGGGCGTGTTGCTGCAGGTGCGGTATCCGGCGATGTAAAAACCAGTGCAGGTCGTCGTGATGCTATCAGCAGCATTAACTCTGTAACACGGCTGATGGCGCTGGCCGCTGTTTCATTGCAGGCCCGTTTACAGGCTAATCCTGCGATGGCGAGTGCAGTTGATACCGTTACTGGCCTCGGTGCTTCATTCGGTTTGCTGTGAGGTGCTTATGCTGACGAAAGAACCATCATTTGCATCGCTGCTGGTAAAACAAAGCCCGGCAATGCACTACGGTCACGGCTGGATCATGGGGGAGGATGGTAAACGCTGGCATCCGTGCCGTTCACAGGATGAATTGCTGGCAGAACTATCTACGAAAAAACGGGGGAACAAATGGCTATTGAAGGCGCTGCGGCAACTGTTCCATTAAGCCCCGGTGAACGCCTGAATGGACTTAATCACATTGCGGAGTTAAGGGCGAAAGTTTTTGGCCTGAATATTGAGTCAGAGCTTGAGCGGTTTATTAAAGATATGCGTGATCCACGGGATATCAATAATGAACAAAATAAACGAGCACTGGCTGCCATATTCTTTATGGCAAAAATTCCAGCTGAACGTCATAGTATCAGCATTAATGAGCTGACCACTGACGAAAAGCGGGAGCTGATTAAAGCAATGAATCATTTTCGTGCAGTGGTGAGCTTATTTCCCAGACGGCTAACCATGCCGAATTAACCAACTAATGAAATTAATGGCGTAAACCCGCCGGGCATCCCTTTATCTAAATTCAGGAGAATTGATTATGCGTAATATTGAAACCCTCACGACTAAAACCGGACCGGATGACGCAGGGCTTAATATTTTACTGACAGAGGCTCGTCTGGAAGAACGCCGGGCAAGGGCTGAAGCAATGGCAGCTCGCCTTGATAGCCTGGCGTGTCATATCTCATCCCGTCAGCTAAACCACGTGGAAGCGGCAGAACTGCTGCGTGTGACTGCTGAAGCAATCCAGAACGAAGCGCAGGAGATCCACTAATGGCTGATGCAATGGATCTCGTACAGCAGCGCGTTGAAGAAGAACGCCAGCGCCATATCCGTGCTGCCCGTGCCAAAACGCCGGGCGTGTCCCGCGTGCTTTGCGTTGAGTGTGAAGCGCCAATTCCGCCAGCACGCCGCCGTGCCATTCCGGGTGTGCAGCTTTGCATTACATGTCAGGAAATCGCAGAGCTGAAAGGCAAACATTACAACGGAGGTGCTGTATGAGCACCATCTTGAAATGGGCGGGAAATAAAACCGCCGTAATGTCCGAACTGAAAAAACATCTTCCTGCTGGTCCGCGACTAGTTGAACCTTTCGCGGGTTCCTGTGCTGTGATGATGGAGACGGATTATCCCTGCTATCTGGTTGCGGATATTAATCCTGATTTAATCAACCTCTATAAAAAGGTTGCCGCTGATTGTGAATCGTTTATATCTCGCGCCAAAGTTTTATTTGAGATCGCAAACAGGGAGGTGGCTTATTACAACATAAGGCAGGAGTTTAATTACTCAACTGAAATTACTGATTTCATGAAAGCGGTATATTTCCTGTATCTCAATCGTCACGGTTACCGTGGGTTATGTCGCTATAACAAGAGCGGGCATTTCAACATTCCCTACGGTAATTATAAAAATCCGTATTTCCCTGAAAAAGAAATTCGCGCTTTTGCAGAAAAAGCCCAGCGAGCAACGTTTATCTGCGCCAGCTTTGATGAAACGCTGGCGATGTTGAAGGCGGGGGATGTGGTGTATTGCGATCCGCCTTATGACGGTACGTTTTCCGGCTATCACGCTGACGGCTTTACTGAAGATGACCAGTATCACCTGGCATCCGTTCTTGAACATCGGTCATCAGAAGGACATCCGGTCATTGTTTCTAACAGTGACACATCCCTGATCCGTTCGCTGTATCGCAATTTTACTCACCACTATATCAAGGTAAAACGCAGCATCGGCGTAGCAGCTGGTGAGAGTAAATCAGCAACAGAAATCATTGCTGTTTCCGGGCCGCGCTGCTGGGTGGGATTTGATTATTCGCGTGGCGTGGATAGTTCTGCCGTGTACGGAGTACGTGCATGAGCCATGCCGATATGAGCAACTGCTGCGGCTTTAACGAGGCTGCCGCATCGTTCTCATGGAACAGCCCGAAAAAGGCCATTAACCCTTATCTGGACCCGGCGGAAGTTGCGCCGGTTTCTGCGCTTTCAAACCTGATCACTCTGTACGCTGCCGATAACGAGCAGGAACAACTGCGCCGCGAGGCACTGAGTGATCAGGTCTGGGAGCGTTATTTCTTTAATGAATCCCGTGATCCTGTCCAACGCGAAATGGAGCAGGATAAGCTCATTAGCCGGGCAAAGTTGGCGCATGAGCAGCAGCGTTTTAACCCGGACATGGTCATTCTGGCAGACGTCAGCGCCCAGCCCTCCCATATCAGCAAGCCGCTGATGCAACGTATTGAATACTTCAGCAGCCTGGGCAGGCCAAAGGCTTATTCCCGCTATTTACGTGAGACGATTAAGCCATGTCTGGAACGACTGGAGCATGTACGCGACAGCCAGCTATCTGCATCTTTTCGTTTTATGGCAAGCCATGTAGGGCTGGACGGCCTGCTGATTCTGCCTGAAATGAGTCAGGATCAGGTGAAACGCCTGTCTACCCTTGTCGCTGCGCATATGAGCATGTGCCTTGATGCAGCTTGTGGTGATTTGTATGCCACCGATGACGTTAAGCCAGAAGAAATCCGCAAGACATGGGAAAAGGTGGCAGCGGAAACCCTGCGTCTGGATGTCATCCCGCCTGCGTTTGAGCAACTCCGTCGGAAAAGAAACCGCCGTAAACCCGTGCCCTATGAACTCATTCCGGGTTCGCTGGCGCGTATGTTGTGCGCCGACTGGTGGTACCGGAAATTATGGAAAATGCGTTGCGAATGGCGGGAAGAGCAGTTGCGTGCTGTCTGCCTGGTCAGCAAAAAAGCATCTCCCTATGTCAGCTATGAAGCCGTGATGCATAAACGTGAGCAGCGCCGCAAGTCACTGGAGTTTTTCCGTTCTCATGAACTGGTGAACGAAGAGGGCGACACGCTGGATATGGAAGACGTGGTAAACGCCAGCAGCAGCAACCCGGCGCACCGCCGCAATGAGATGATGGCCTGTGTTAAAGGTCTGGAGCTTATCGCGGAAATGCGCGGTGACTGCGCCGTTTTCTACACCATTACCTGTCCGTCACGTTTCCATTCCACGCTCAATAACGGCAGACCAAACCCAACCTGGACAAATGCGACGGTAAGACAAAGCAGCGATTATCTGGTCGGCATGTTTGCTGCATTTCGTAAGGCGATGCACAAAGCCGGGTTGCGCTGGTATGGCGTGCGGGTGGCTGAGCCGCATCATGACGGTACAGTTCACTGGCACCTGTTGTGTTTCATGCGCAAAAAAGACCGCCGCGCCATTACTGCATTGTTGCGTAAGTTTGCCATCCGTGAAGACCGCGAGGAACTGGGTAATAACACTGGTCCACGCTTTAAATCTGAGCTGATAAACCCGCGCAAAGGAACGCCGACAAGCTACATCGCGAAATACATCAGTAAGAACATTGACGGGCGTGGTCTGGCTGGCGAGATCAGCAAGGAAACGGGTAAATCCCTGCGTGATAACGCTGAATACGTTAATGCCTGGGCGTCTCTGCATCGTGTTCAGCAATTCCGCTTCTTTGGTATTCCGGGACGTCAGGCTTACCGTGAACTTCGCTTGCTGGCTGGTCAGGCGGCAAGGCAACAGGGTGACAAAAAAGCAGGTGCGCCGGTACTGGATAACCCGCGTCTTGATGCCATTCTGGCTGCTGCTGATGCTGGTTGTTTTGCCACCTACATCATGAAGCAGGGCGGCGTACTGGTTCCCCGCAAATATCACCTCATCAGAACCGCTTATGAAATCAACGAAGAGCCAACCGCCTATGGCGATCACGGTATTCGTATTTATGGCATCTGGTCACCCATTGCAGAGGGCAAGATCTGCACTCATGCAGTGAAGTGGAAAATGGTTCGTAAGGCCGTTGACGTTCAGGAGGCGGCAGCCGACCAGGGCGCTTGCGCCCCTTGGACTCGTGGCAATAACTGTCCCCTTGCTGAAAATTTGAACCAACAAGGGAAAGACAAATCAGCTGATGGGGATACCAGAACGGACATTACCCGCATGGATGACAAGGAGTTGCACGAATACCTGCACAGTATGAGCAAAAAAGAGCGCCGGGAACTGGCTGCAAGGTTACGCCTGGTGAAACCGAAACGGCGTAAAGACTACAAACAGCGAATTACAGACCATCAGCGACAGCAGCTCGTCTATGAACTGAAGTCCAGAGGATTTGATGGCAGCGAGAAAGAGGTCGATTTACTCCTTCGCGGCGGCAGTATTCCGTCAGGAGCAGGCCTGCGTATCTTCTATCGGAACCAGCGTTTGCAGGAAGATGATAAGTGGCGGAACCTGTATTAATTACGCGGGTTAACAATTCGTGCTCTTAATAATACCAGGCATTTCAGGCTGATGAACGTAAAAAAACGTTTTACATCAGTAAGATTATTATATACTGTAAATATAAACAGTGGTTATATATACAGTATTACTTTGGTGTCATAGGAGGAAAGATGCAGGACTATTTTTTGGAGTCTTTGAAGCTCCAGCGCATTGATTTTTTTCTTAAGCTTGTAGCGGCTAGTGAGTGTAGTGATGAAGAGAAGGGGCTGGCTCTGCAGTGGGTTTCTGAATTGACTGATGAACTCATGGCAAAAATCAGAACCCACGAATACAACCGCTCAATGGATGTCATCAGCTGAGGTGACCTTTATGCGCATTGAAATAATGATCGATAAAGAGCAGAAGATTAGCCAGTCTACCCTGGACGCCCTTGAATCCGAGCTTTACCGCAATCTGCGCCCCCTGTATCCCAAAATGGTAATTCGCATCCGCAAAGGTAGCTCTAACGGTGTGGAACTGACCGGACTGCAACTGGACGAAGAAAGAAAACAAGTGATGAAGATTATGCAGAAGGTGTGGGAAGACGACAGCTGGCTGCATTAAGAAAAGTTGCTGGCGTCTGAACTTGATTCTGGCGTCAGCAAGGTTGAACAACGAGTACAGTGAGGCGTTAGGTGTGGCGTTTATTTGATGAGTGAACGCCCGTTCTGCGACAGGTTCGGAGATTAAGGTTGAAACTACGGGCAAAATACCATCTTTTTCCTACTTAATTGAGTCCAGTAACAAGTTACAGTTACTCTCATTGTAGAGAGAACGAGCAATTAGTGTTACCTGCTTTCCATTCATTCCCGGCTTATCCCATAACACAGCTTCTTGCGACGCCACAAATTCAGCATAATCAATTATGCGTTGTTCGTGATCTGGTTCCTCATAGCCAAAGTATGAGAGCGCATCGTTGTAAGCGTGGTAAGCTGCTTTCTGTAATATCTTGATATCGGCTGTAGGTACTTGCTCCGTGTAGCTAGGATCTAATTGTGTGCTACTGCCATAGAATGCACATGAAAGGTAAGATATTGATTTCTGTTGAGCTTTAGTTCCTTTCTCATAGTTTTTAGCTGTTACCGCCTGAACTGGGACGCTAACAAAGCTTGCAACCAGAATTAAAATTAATACGTAAAAGCTTTTCATTTTGACCTCAGCCGAAACGTTAGAGAGACTATCGAAATTTGTAAAACCCGTGGCGATTCAGTTTGAGATCCTCCCCCTTACATGATTTTTAATCAAATATATGCTTTTGTAAGCATACCTGTTAACCGAATTATTTATTTTTAGAGATCTTCCGACATACTGATTATGCCCGCTGAGGAGTTCACCTTGCGTAAGGTCCGATTCGCTTTACTCGTCTGTGAATGTCTATGCTGCATGAGATTGCATGATCGTTTGAGGATCGTTTTTGCTAAGGCCCGCCAGAACTGGCGGGCTTTTGCGTAGATCATGCACCTGCATGAAAACCACTACATAAAGCGGGCAGGCGTGGCGGGGATACGAGCGCGCGCAGAGAGTTAGTTTGGCATTTGAACCTAAGTCATTAGTGATAACTTGGTGTCATTTTTTGGGTTGTAAATGATGTAAGTATCCATTTAATATGGATATATCTACTCTTAAGGCGCAGAAAAATGATGGGGCCAATCAAAATTTACTCTTGCGGTACATATCATCCTTGGCGATATCGAGGAGAGCGAAATCCTCGTTCCGGGGATAGACTTTCAAAGGCAATGATGGATTTGAAGGACGCTTCAAATTCCGGGTATGCAAAGGCTGTTAATATTTTTACCCAACTTTTAACTTCTAGCCTCCAAAGCTATGTGATTGGTAGGGTTGCTTTTACCGACGTGCCCTTTGAGATAACAATTGTTCCTTCTCATGCTGAGGGAAAAGTATCTCAAGCTTTAATAAAAATAGCGCAAGATATTGCGAAAAAATTTCCTAATGCTGTATATAACCAATCATTACAGAGAAAAACAACAGTAGTGAGTGCTCATAAGGGGGGCGGAGATCGTTCTGTCGAACATCATATGTCAACAATCGGAGTTACATCCAATGTGGCTGATAAGGTTATTCTCCTTATTGATGATGTTACTACAACTGGGGGGAGTATGACGGCGTGCTATTATCTGTTAAGATATGCAGGCGCAAAGACAATATTGCCACTGGCGTTACTAGAAACAGCTAATTATGAGGAGTGAAATAATGCACCCTTCCCAATTCAAAATATTGTTAGGTCTATCGGTACAGGTTGATAGACTTGCATCAGAACAAGGGTTGCTTAAATTATTTAACGATATTCCATTCCATATTATTTCCGATGAATATGAATTGGTTGAGTGTGTTAATTCAGCCGGGATTTTAAAATCCACCTTTTCTATAGCGTCATTGCATAATGCTGAAGACTATTTGAGCAAGCATTTGTCATTGGGGATTGTTCCAATTCCTTTTGGAGATGCTAAATACCCTATTTGTTTAGCAATTACGCCAAATCCCCCAGCAATGTTATATTTGAAGGGGGACGTAAATATTCTTAGTGAGATGCCAGGAGTTGCAATTGTTGGTTCTCGTGAAGTTTCTATGGCAGGGGAAGAAATTACGAAGAGAATTACCACGAAAATCTGTGAAAGAGGTGTGGTGATTGTAAGCGGCCTAGCTATTGGTACTGATACAAATGCACACAAGGCAACTCTTAAGGCAGGTGCTAAAACAATTGCTGTATTAGCTCATGGTTTAGAGAGCGCTAAGCCTAAACAAAATGCTAGATTAGCAAATGAAATTTTATCTAACGGTGGGGCTTGGATTTCTGAGTATCCTGTAGGGAGGCCTGCATTCAAGCAGTCATTTGTGCAACGCAACAGAATCCAGGTAGGTTTATCAGCAGTTTCGATACTAATCGAAGCAGCAAAAAATAGTGGGACAATGACGCAGGCGGATTTTGCTATTAAAGCGGCAAGACCTATTTTTGCTGTTGTACCGCATAAGGCTGATAATCCACTGGGACTTAATTGCGAAGGAACTCAACAACTTGTTGATAATGAATTGGCTAATCCCTTGCGCACTAGTCAAGACTATGATTCACTGATGAATGTAATATCTGAGTCAATAAGCAAAATTAAGATAAATTCTGATATTTATAGATCTAATATGAGTCACTTTCTGATTTAGTGGGTAGTTTTACTACCCATTAAATTTAATTGGATAAATTATATGGAGAAAAGATAATAACTTCTATGTTAAGCCATTCGTTAAGTTCTTGAATCCTTCTTTGCAATGGGATTAATTCATTTCTAACAAACACTTTGCTTGCTTTTTCCACATCACCAAAACCCCCAACATTGCTAGGCATAATCCCCATCATCTGAGGCGGCACGCGGTGGGCAGCCATCATGTCATCCCGGCTCACGTTTTTGATGTTCAGAAACTCATCTTTTGCCGCTACCTCTGACAGTGGGATGATCTGAATACCATCCTTTTTGCCATTGGGGGAGTACATAAACAGGTTGCGGAAATTGCCTGGACCTTTGGCGCTTTTCATCGCGTTGCGGAGGTTGTTCACATCCTCCTGGTTCTGCGCGGCATCGGTCATGTACATGATGAAGCCAGCATGACTGCCGTTAATGTAATACTTTCGACGGAACAGCGTGGCGGACTCGTTGAGCAGGGCGGATGGAATGGCAGAAAGATAACCGGGCAGGCCGTAGATCTCCTGGTTGATGTCCGGTTCCATCAGATGAAAGATACTGCCTTTCGTGAACTGATACGGCTGCGTGGTCATGCCGTATTGCACAAACCAGTAGGTATCCAGGTCTAACCCGCGTCGGGTGTATTTTGCCAGGGCCGGTTCAAGGGCGATAACTTCACCGAAGCGGTTCGTGCGTTTCTCCAGGTAGGCGTTACCAAATACCAGATAGTCCTGCACAAAACGTGAAAAAGCCTGCTGGCTGAGCAGCGGGTGAGGGATGTAGGTGCTGGTCAGAATGTTGCACTTTACTGCAATCGGTGAGCTGTGATGCACGGCGGCGCGAAAGGTGCGCGCCAGCCCGTCGAAACTCACTGGCGGCTCATACCAACGATCTGTCTGTACGCATTCCACATAGTCCAGCAGTTCGCGGCGGTCCAGTACAGGAATGGGATCGCCAAAGCTGAATGCTTCGGCTGAAGTCTGGCTTTTATGCTGGGTCTGGTTCTGTGACGCAGCGCGGTTCTTCTTACTCTTTCCCATCAAAAAATCTCCACAATATTGCTGGTATTGGCGGATTCGCCCTGCAGCGGTTCGTTAAACAATGCGTGCATCGTTGCCCAGGCCAGATCGGCGTGGCTGGCTTCTTCGCTGCGGCTGGCTTCATAGGTCGGGCGGTTGCCGCTGGCGGTGGTGGCGCGACGGATTGCCATGAATGACTGCGCAATGTCGGTGTGCCCGGCGTCAAACTCCAGACGGCGGTGGCTGATAATGTCGTAGGCCTTGAGTACCAGGGCGTTTTTAACGTTGGGGTTGTAGACAAACTCCCGGACGGCTGGAAAAAACGCTTTCACGTTCTCGTAAACCCCGTGGCCGACGCCAGTTGAGTCGATGCCGATGTATGTCACGTTGTACTGTTCGGTCAGTTTTTTGATGGCGTCAGCCTGGGCGCGGAAGTCCATCCCGCGCCACTGGTGACGCTCAAGAATGCGGAACTTACCGCCCGGCACGGCTGGCGGTGCCACCACCACGCACCCGGCGCTGTCGCCGTTTTGCGTACCTTTTGCCGGGTCATAACCGATCCACACTTCGCGCCAGCCAAACGGGCGCAGGGCCAGTGCATGAAAGTCGGTCCAGACTTCCCAGCTGTCCACCATGCACGCCTGCAGCTCGCTGAGCGGGAACACGGACGCGAGATCGTCCACGAATTCACACATCAGCAGGTTCTGGTATTCGTCCGGGCTGTATTCCATGCGCAACTGGTCAAGGTCGAACAGGTTACAGCCGCCGCGCACCGCATCTTCCACGGTGACTATCTGGCGGTATTGCCCGTCTGCACACAGCAGGCCTGGAGCCAGATTGCTGTGGGACAGGTCGATGTCCACCTTGTCGGCTTTATTGCGCCCACGGTTGAATAGCGCACCGGACCAGAACGGATAAGCACTGTGTGTCAGGCTGGATGGCGTGGAAAAATAGGTTTGTCGCCATTTTTTGTGAATAGCCATACCGGAAGCCACTTTGCGCAGCTCCTGGAATTTCGGTATCCAGAAATATTCATCCAGATACAGGTTGCCGTGGTAACTCTGGGCCGTGCGGGCATTGGTGCCGAGGAAATACAGTGTGGCCCCGTTGGGAAGCACCATCGGATCGCCTTTCAGCTCCACTTCCACTTCTTTGGCGAAGTCGATGATGTACTGCTTAAAGACGTGGGCCTGTGCCTTGCTGGCGGAAAGGAAAATCTGGTTACGTCCGGTAAGCAGAGCGTCAATCAGGGCTTCACGGGCAAAGTAAAAGGTCGCGCCGATCTGGCGTGACTTCAGCAGGTTGCGGATGCGGTTGGTTTTTCCGGCTTCCCACCAGTGGCGCTGGTAGTTGAACATGGAGGAATGGAAGATTTCTTCCAGCTTCTCAATCTGCTCATCGGTGAAAACATTCTTTTCCGGCTGACGGCGCGGGCCTTTGTTGCGGTTGGCGACGTTAGGGTTTAAGTCGGCTTCGTTGCCGCCATTGTTAAACTTGCCGATCCGCGCGTGGCGTTCCGACTGGCGCGCCAGCAGGTCAATCTCTTTGAAATCTTTCCCTTCTTTGTGCTCCTTCATAATGAGCTGGCAGTAGCGTGCGGCGGTGGTGAGCTGCATCTGATCCAGCGGCCCATAGTCACCCCACTTGTCGCGTTTCTTCCAGCTGTGAACGGTTGCAACTTTCTCGCCCAGCATTTCAGCAATGCGGGCTACACGGTATCCCTGAAAGTACAGCAGCATGGCCTGCCGACGGGGATCGAGATCTGCGGGTGTCAGTGTGGTGTTCATGGCACAAACCTACAGCCTTGAATGAAGGCTTTCCCCGCCTGCGGTTTGTGTGGTAGTCGGTACAAATACCGCGCATTGTTTCACTGCCCCCATCACCGCAACCATAAGGCTCCAGTAAGTTTTTTCTAACGGAGCACGGCTCATGACAGTGAAAGCAAAGCGTTTTCGCATCGGGGTGGAAGGTGCCACCACCGACGGACGCGAAATCCAGCGTGAATGGCTGGAACAGATGGCAGCCAGCTACAACCCGGCGGTGTACACCGCGCTGATTAACCTTGAGCACATCAAGTCTTATCTGCCGGACAGCACCTTTAACCGCTACGGCAAGGTGACGGCGCTGTTTGCTGAAGAAATCACGGAAGGCCCGCTGGCGGGCAAGATGGCACTGTATGCCGACGTTGAGCCAACGGAGTCCCTGGTGGAACTGGTGAAAAAAGGCCAGAAATTATTCACCTCTATGGAAGTCAGCCCGAAGTTTGCAGATACGGGCAAAGCCTACCTGGTCGGCCTGGCTGCTACAGATGACCCTGCCAGTCTGGGCACTGAAATGCTGACATTCAGCGCCAGTGCAGCCCATAACCCGCTGGCAAACCGCAAGCAGAATCCTGCCAATCTCTTTACCGCTGCAGAGGAAACGGTGATCGAACTGGAAGAAATCCAGGATGACAAACCGTCCCTGTTTTCCCGCGTCACGGCGCTGTTCACCAAAAAAGAGCAGTCAGACGATGCCCGGTTCTCTGATGTGCATAAGGCCGTGGAGCTGGTCGCCACTGAGCAGCAAAACCTGAGTGCGCGCACCGAAAAATCCCTGTCTGAACAGGAAGAACGCCTGTCTGAGCTTGAGACAGCCCTGCAGGCACAGCAGACCGCCTTTAACGAACTGGTGGACAAGCTGAGCCATGAAGACAGCCGCCAGGACTACCGCCAGCGTGCAACAGGCGGTAACGCCCCCGCTGACACTCTGACCAATTGCTGATGGAGCACAAAACCTGATGAAGAAGAATACCCGCTTTGCTTTTAACGCTTACCTGCAGCAGCTGGCGCGTCTGAACGGTGTGGCAGTTGAAGAACTGTCCAGCAAGTTCACCGTAGAGCCGTCCGTGCAGCAGACGCTGGAAGACCAGATCCAGCAGTCCGCCGCATTCCTGACGCTGATTAACGTCACGCCAGTGACTGAGCAGTCCGGTCAGCTGCTTGGATTGGGTGTTGGCAGCACCATTGCCGGAACCACTGATACCACCGCGAAAGAGCGTGAGCCTGTCGATCCGACGCTGATGGTCGATGTGGAATATAAATGCGAGCAGACCAACTTTGACACGGTGCTGACCTACGCGAAGCTGGATCTGTGGGCGAAGTTTCAGGATTTCCAGGTGCGCATCCGTGACGCCATCGTGAAACGTCAGGCACTGGACCGCATCATGATCGGCTTTAACGGCGTGAAGCGTGCGAAAACCTCCAACCGTAGCGAAAACCCGCTGCTGCAGGATGTGAACAAAGGCTGGCTGCAGAAAATCCGTGAGGATGCACCGGATCACGTCATGGGCAGCACCACCACGGGCGGTGAAACCACTCCGGGGGCGGTGAAAGTCGGGAAAGGTGGCGAATATGCCAACCTGGACGCCGTGGTGATGGATGCCGTTAATGAGCTTATCGACGTGGTCTACCAGGACGATGACGATCTGGTGGTGATTTGTGGTCGTGAACTGCTGTCTGACAAGTATTTCCCGCTGGTCAACAAAGAGCAGGAAAACAGTGAAAAACTGGCTGCCGATATGATCATCAGCCAGAAACGCATGGGTGGCCTGCAGGCCGTGCGTGCGCCATTCTTCCCGCCGAATGCGCTGCTGATCACCCGTCTGGATAACCTGTCCATCTACTGGCAGGAAGACACCCGCCGCCGTTCAGTTATCGACAACCCGAAACGTGACCGGATTGAAAACTTTGAATCCGTTAACGAAGCCTATGTGGTTGAGGACTACCGCTGCGCCGCACTGGTGGAAAACATCCAGATTGGCGACTTCAGCGCCGCCGCAGCAGAAACCGGAGCGTAATCCATGAGCCTGAGTCCCGCACGGCAGCATCGCCTGCGCGTTCAGGCTGAACAGGCCGCCCGTGAGGGTGGCAGTGTTCGCCACGCGTCGGGCTATGACCTGATGCTGCTGCAACTGGCAGAAGACCGCCGCCGTCTCAAGGGCGTTCAGTCCACGGTGAAAAAAGCGGAAATCAAGGTGGAGCTGCTGCCGAAATATGCCGCCTGGGCGGAGGGCGTCCTGGCTGCCGGAGGCGCTCAACAGGATGACGTGCTGATGTACGTGATGCTGTGGCGCATTGATGCCGGAGATTATGCCGGGGCGCTGGAGATCGGGCGTCATGCCCTGCGTCATGGCTGGGTGATGCCGCTGGGTAACCGCAACGTGCAGACCGTGCTGGCAGAGGAAATGGCAGACGCCGCGCAGAGCGCAATACTTGCCGCCACCGGCTTTGATGCCGATCTGTTGTTGCAGACGCTGGAGCTGACAGACGGTCTGGATATGCCGGACCAGTCACGGGCGCGTCTGCATAAAGCGATTGGCGCTGTCCTGAGTGAAAGCAATCCGGCTTCCGCCCTTAATCATCTCAACCATGCGTTACAGCTCGATCCCCGCTGTGGCGTGAAAAAAGACAAACAGCAGCTGGAGCGCAGACTGCGCAATGACAGCCGCTGACAGAACGTGCCCCCGCGCACGGGCGGCACGGGGTGGCGAAAGGCACTGCCACATCAAAACCCCGTCCACCGCCCTCTATTTCAGGAGAAAGCAGCATGAAGTTTGTTGCGCCAGAACAGGCACCGGAACAGGCGGAAATCATCAGGAATACGCCGTTCTGGCCTGATGTGGACTTGTCGGAGTTTCGCAGTGTCATGCGCACTGACGGCACGGTGACGCAGCCGCGTTTAAAGCAGGTTGCGCTGTCGGCAATTTCGGAGGTCAACGCAGAGCTGTATGAGTTTCGCAGACGTCAGCAGATGCTGGGGTATGCGTCGCTGGCTGAGGTTCCGGCGGAACAGCTGGACGGCAAAAGTGAGCGCATTCAGCATTATTTCAACGCGGTTTACTGCTGGGCACGCGCCATGCTCAACGAACGTTACCAGGACTATGACGCCACGGCGTCCGGTGTGAAGCGGGGCGAGGAACTGGCGGAAGCAAGCGGTGATTTGTGGCGTGACGCCCGCTGGGCCATCAGCCGGGTGCACGATGCGCCGCACTGCACAGTGGAGCTTATCTGATGAAAGTGCGTGCGCATCAGTATGACACGGTGGACGCGCTTTGCTGGCGTCATTACGGGCGCACGCAGGGTGTCACGGAGCAGGTACTGAAGGCAAATCCGGGGCTTGCCGAATACGGCCCCTTTTTACCTCACGGGCTGCAGGTGGAGCTGCCGGACATTCCGACCACCACCACCGTGCAGACCGTCCAGCTATGGGACTGAATTATGACGCTTGAGCGAATCAGCGCCTTTATCACGTATTGCATCGCCGTCGTGCTGGCCTGGCTGGGCGATTTGTCCATCAAGGATGCCTCAACGCTGGGCGGCCTGATGATTGGTGTGCTGATGCTGGCTATCAACTGGTACTACAAACACAAAGCCTACCAGCTTCTGCGCGACGGGCAGATCTCGCGGGAGGACTATGAATCCATCAATCGTTAAACGCTGCCTTGTCGGGGCCGTGCTGGCTATTGCTGCCACGCTGCCGGGTTTTCAGCAGCTTCACACCTCCGTGGAAGGGCTGAAACTGATTGCCGATTACGAAGGTTGTCGTCTGCAGCCGTATCAGTGCAGCGCGGGTGTCTGGACCGACGGCATTGGTAATACGTCGGGCGTCATTCCCGGCAAAACCATTACGGAGCGACAGGCAGCAGAAGGGCTGATCTCCAACGTGCTGCGTGTGGAGCGGGCGCTGGAAAGGTGTGTGAAGCAACAGCCGCCGCAGAAGGTGTATGACGCTGCGGTGTCGTTTGCCTTCAACGTGGGTACGGGCAATGCCTGCAGTTCCACGCTGGTGAAATTGCTCAATCAGCGGCGCTGGGCGGATGCGTGCCGACAGTTGCCGCGCTGGGTTTATGTGAAAGGTGTTTTTAATCAGGGGCTGGATAACCGCCGTGCGCGGGAGATGGCCTGGTGCCTTAAAGGAGCTGGACTATGACGCGTGCGCTGGCAGTAGTGGTGGCGCTGGCACTCGTTGCGCTGGGCTGGCAGTCGTGGCGGCTTAACAGCGCCAGCCACACCATCGAAACGCAGCGCGCGGCGCTGAAAAGTAAAGCGCAGGAACTGACGAAGAAAAACAGCCAGCTGATCGGTCTGTCCATTCTGGCTGAAACCAACAACCGGGAGCAGGCGCGGCTCTACGCCGAAGCTGAACAAACCAGCGCACTGCTGAGACAACGACAACACCGGATTGAGGAACTGAAACGTGAGAACGAGGATTTACGCCGCTGGGCTGATACTCCTTTGCCTGCTGACATTATCCGGCTGCGAAAACGTCCGGTATTCACCGGAGGTGCAGCTTACCGTCAGTGGTTGTCCGCGAGTGACGCCGTGTCGGCTGGATCAGGCCGCGCCGCGCACTAACGGTGATCTGAACGCATTGCTGGATGAAACGGAGGCCGCCTGGGCGGTCTGTGCAGACAAAGTGGACATGATTATTGCGTGTCAGGAGCGAAACAGTGAACAAACCACAATCCCTGCGCCACGCCCTCAATAAAGCAGTGCCTTATGTCCGTAATAACCCGGACAAACTGCATCTGTTTGTAGATAATGGTTCGCTGGTTGCCACCGGGGCCAGCTCCATGTCATGGGAGTATCGTTACACCCTGAACGTGGTGATAGAGGATTTCAGCGGCGACCAGAATCTGCTGATGGCCCCGGTTTTGCTGTGGCTGCGTGATAACCAACCTGATGCCATCAATAATCCGGCATTACGGGAAAAGCTATTCACCTTTGAGGTGGATATTCTGCGCAACGATGTCTGTGATATCAGCCTTAACCTGCAGCTGACAGAGCGTGTGGTGGTCAACACTGACGGCAGTGTGTCGAGCGTTGAAGCTATAGCGGAACCCGATGAACCTGAAGAAATGTGGACGGTGAAACGTGGCTGAATTGCAGAAGGTGGACGACTGGCTGAGTGCCTTGCTGGCGAATCTGGAGCCTGCCGCAAGAAGCCGCATGATGCGCCAGCTGGCGCAGGAACTGCGCCGGACACAGCAGCAGAATATCAGGATGCAGCGCAATCCAGATGGCAGCAGTTATGAGCCGCGACGGGCAACAGCACGCAGTAAAAAAGGCCGCATCAAACGCCAGATGTTTGCAAAGCTGCGCACCACAAAATACCTGAAAACTGCCGCCAGCGCCGATTCTGCCAGCGTGCAGTTTGCTGGCAAGGTGCAGCGTATTGCCCGTGTTCATCACTACGGCCTGCGAGAACGTATTCAACGAATTAATATGTCTATTAAGTATCCATGTAGAAAGTTGTTGGGAGTTAATGAACAATTAATCATTGACTTAGAAAAATTATTAGTAGAGTATTTCGCTCAAAATTAGTACATCTGTGTGACAATATGCAACAGTTTATTCAGATTTTACAAACTATT